TGATGAAAAAGTTCCCTAGTTTTTTTTTTTTGAAAGGGGGAAGTATTGATAAAAGCCCAGCAGATAATACTGATGTTTTCTTTAGTGATTATAGTGATTTTGTATTATCTGATTTTTATAAAAATAATAAAAGCATTATAACAAAATATCCTCCTCAGAAGAAAGTATTTGAATATGTTCCACCATACAAAGCCTATAGAATAGTAATTCGACCTACAAGTCAAAATATAATGGGTAATAAAATAGTTTATACCGTTGATAGTGATAAATTTACCTATGACGATGATTTGCAAGAATTATATAAATTAGGTGGGATATCTAGCGATGATTATTTTGCATCAAGACAATCACAAACAAAACAAGAATTAACTGAAAGAAAGAAAATATCAGATACAAGTTTAATAAGTGGTTATAAGAAAGGATATAGTCGTGGTTATCAACAAAAAGAACAAGAACAAGAAGAAGAAAAAGAAAAAGAAGATAATTCACCGTTTAACGCATTTGTTAAAGGATTTACTGCTCCTATATCCTTAGTCAAAGAATTTATATAAACATTAGATATATTTTTTGAATTTTTATATATTATAATATTAAAGTATAGATAACACTAATCAAAAATCTTGAGATGGATACAATTAAAAGCAAAACTCAACGTTATTATTTCAACGCTGAATTTATTAATAATACAGGACAATTACAAGATGCCCGATATGATGCACAGTTGATTTATCCTCTACTAGACCATCCTAATGAATATGATATATGTATCAACAGAACACGAATAGATTTAGCAGGGATTCCTTTGAATCTTGGAGGAGTAAATATACCGTTTCAAGAGTGGGAAGTTTCATTAGGATATTATGATGGAACTAATTGGAATTATAAAAACGCATTTGTTCCTCAATTCAATCCTAAAATTATAACTACACAAAATTATTATTCTATAAACTTAAATAATGCAATTGAAACAGTCAATCCTCTAAATCCTTATACAGTTTCATCAACTGTTCCATTAGTCAATACAGATTCTGATACAGTTGCACCGTGTTTCGATTCCGCATATAATACTATTACATTCTATATAATGAGTACAGATACAAACACAATCAATATATATCAAAATAACAGCGCAACATTAGTATCTTCATTACCAGTTCCAACAGACCCTACCTATTACGCAACTTTATTTATTTGTACAGATAAAAATGGTAATCTTTACAGAGGATATATGAATATTGTTCTTGGTGGTGATTATACCCCAGTTATACAAGCATACACACGAACATCGATAAATACGTGGGTTGCAGGAATAAAATATACTTGTCCAGCACTTCAACGCCCAAACCTTTATTTTGAAACTATGTTTGTTCTAGAAAATGAATTAAACCAAATAATAGCGTATTTTAATCAGGTTGCATCAGTGCCTGCATCTCCATATGTTATTTGGACTATTGGAACTCCTGTAGGTGTTAATGCATTTGCAACCAATAATGGTTATCGTTCTATTACTAATGCAGATTACGTTTATCGATGTGATAATGCTGGTAATTTTAGTATTGCTACTAATTTAGCATATGTATTACAAATAAATAAACCTATAATTGCTTTTATAGGATTTGATGCTGATGGGAATTTATTAGTAGCTCAACAAGGTGCAACGGTTATAGAATTTAATGCAATTAATAATTTAACAGGTGCTTTTGTATATTCCTTTTCACCACCTCTAGGTTCTTTTGTTATAGGTGTTGGACAACCATTTACTGAAACTATAGATTCTGGAAAGACTGGCAATATATACACATATCAAAAATATTTAAATCAAATCAATAGCGCTTTTGAAAATGCTTTTCAACAAATGGTTGCAACATATGGGGCTAGTTATACACCAACCCAAGCACCGAAGGTTATCTATAACGCTGATTCTAAACTATTTCAAATGATTGTTGAGGGTGCCTATTTACAAGATAATAAATTTATAATTGATTTTAACTATAATTTAAATCAACTATTCCTATTCAATAATTTTGAAGATACTAATAATGCAGGATTTTATTCAATTCAAGTACTCAATAATTATACTAATGCTATTGTTGGAACAGGTTCTATTACTACTCCGCAATTCCTATATGTGGAACAACAAACATCTACAACATACCAATTCTGGAACCTAGCAAGAATAATCATAGCTACTAGTAAGATGGGAGTCAATGGTGATAGTGAAGGGTTCAGTGGCAACAATCAAATTTTAGCAATTACGGACTTCACTCCAGATACTACTACATTATCTCCAAATTCTATCATTATATATTCCCCTTTCGTTTTGAGATTCTATCAAATGTATCAAACTTCGCCATTAACAAGATTAGATTTATCTCTACTAATTGGTGATAAATCAGGCCAGGTTTTTCCCCTCCAACTTCAAGGCAATGGCGGATATGCATCTGTTAAACTCGAATGGCGACGTTCAGCCGATAAAGCATAAGTATTATTTTTTTCTTTTTGTATAAAATAACTTAAACGATACTGAATTATACTATTTAATACTGAAATGGATTATAAAAATGGTAGAATTTATAAGATTACAAGTGATAGCACAAATAAGATATATATTGGTAGCACTTGCCAATCATTATCCAAGAGAATGACTACACATAGAAGTTCGTATCAATCATTTTTAAATGGCAAACATCGAACAACAACGTGTGCTGAATTAATTAAACTAGGAGATGCTATTATAACATTAATTGAAGATTACCCGTGCGAACGTAGGGAACAACTACTAGCTAGAGAGCGATATTATATAGAGTTAAACAAGGATATATGTGTTAATAAATGTATTCCTACTAGAAGTAAGAAAGAATATAGACAGGATAATCGAGAAATACTAAGGGAACACGATAAAGCATATAAGGAAGCAAATAAAGATAAATGGAAAGAATACACCAAAAAATATAATAAAGATTATGCAGAAACCAATAAAGAAAGGTTAGATGAATATTATAACGCTAAAATAAATTGTATTTGTGGTTGTATTACAAATATAAAACATAAATCAAGACACGAAAAAACAATGAAACATCAAAACTTTATAAATTCTCAAGTTCAATGATTTAACTTCATTTTTACATTTTTCAAAATATTTTTATCTTTGTTATATTTAAGAATAAAAAACTTATTAAACTTTTAAAATGGATAAAGTTCTAGCCAAGCGTCTTGTTGTTGATAAGAAGGTTGATGTTCAGGAAGTCGGTTCTCCAGTCGAGACCGTTTTTATTAGCGGAACCAATAAGAGTCTTTACCGCTACACGGCTGATAGTTATTCGGCTGCTTCAATCATCTTCAATAATATCACCCCGCCATCACTAAATACCGTTGTCAAGCGCTGCTTGCCCGTGCAGATCCAAATGTATGTCACAACTGTTTGGGATATTCGCTATGGTGGTGGTCAATTTAATGCCGTTGCTTCTGTTCCTATTACTGCTTATGCTGGTGGTGGTAATTTAGTTGCTGGTCAGATTGTTCCTCTTTATGGTATAAATGATGGTAATGTTCGCGCTGTTGCTCCTAATGCTAGTCTTTGTCTTCGCGCTAATCCTCTAGCTCAAATGCTTAGCACTGCAGATATTCGTATCAATGGAACTAGTACAACTTGCTCCTTTAACGATTATGCCCTTCTTTACCAATATCTAAACGACCACGAGAATGTCGCTCAATGGTCTAGCGAGTTTCCTCTACAACGTGAAAATAGCCCTGTTTATGAAAATGTAAGCAATCGTAGCCCGTTTGCTAAGTTAAGCCAGAATCCCTTTGAACCTTCTCGTGCTTCTTTCGTGGCTCAACTGGTTCAATCTGCAACTGCTGGCAATAATTGCACTAACGTGTATTTAGTTCAATGGACGGAGCAACTTCCCATTTCCCCTTTCCTAACTGGTAAAGATCAGGAAAATGTAGGTTTAACAAATATCAATAATCTTACTTTGAATCTGCGAATTGATAACCTAATTAATGGCTTCTCTTCTCTTAGCGGTGTTGCTGGTACTGCCTTCACTGTTGCCCCCACTATTACTCCGGCATTTACTGCAACTATTGGAGGTGGTCAAGCTAATGCAGGACAACCTACCCTACTAATGGAATTTATCACTCAGAACTCTATTGTTGCATCAATGCAGCCGGCAATGTGTGTTTATGATTATCAACAACTTCAGCCATATATTGCTCCTGGTGGTCTCTCCCCTACTACTATCCCTGCAACTATAAATACTAGCATTAGCGGAACATCAACAAGTCTTCGATTAGTTGCAATTCCTCAAACTCTGTATATCTATGCGCGCCCGGCAAAGGGTCAATATAATTCTAGCATTCCTGATATGTTCCTTACACCTCTACAGGTTAAGGTATTATTTAATAACCGAGTCAATCTTCTAGTTGATTATACACCTGCACAGCTTTATCAACTATCAGTAAAGAACGGTCTTAAGCAATCGTGGTCTGAGTGGTCTTATGGTGTAGGAAGTCCTCTTGTTATTAATGTCGCCGAAGACCTCGGTCTCTCTGAAAGCGAGCAAGCCGGACAGGGAAATAGCTATTGCACACTTCAGGTCATTGCCACATTCTCAAATCAAAACTTAGTTGCCAATGGCTATGCTGGTGGTGTTGTCTTTGATTATTATGTCACCACCGTCACCCCTGGTAAGGCTTATGTCTCTAAATCTGAGTGTGATTTCTCTATTTCCTCTGCACCAAACCCTGCTGAAGTGCTGGCTATCACTGCTGATAGTGATAAACTTCTACACGAGGATTTACCCTCTGCTGAAGGTCAGGATGGTGGGTCTTTTAGCCATCTATTGAAGCGTGGTCTTTCAGTTGTTCGTTCTGGTCTATCTAAGATTAAGCCCGAGCATCTTTCTATGGCTGCTGATGTTCTAGGTGGTCTTGGTGGTGGTGTTGCCGGGGCAGGAATGGCTAAACATCGTCGCGGCAAGTAAATATTTAATTTAATTCATTTTTATAATTTTTATCTTTGTTAATAATAATAATAATATATATCTAGTAGTCAGGATTTAAGAAATCCCGAACGCAAAACTATAATGCAATACAAGGATTTTGTTAAGGCTAAAATGGCTGAAATGGCTGGAATGAATATGATGGCTAAAGATAAAATGAAGAAAATTGGCGAAATGTGGCGAGCATCAGGACACAGTTCTAAACCCAAAGGAGGTCAATTTGTTGGTGCTGGTATTAAATCAATGGCTAAGAAAGCCCCAATGGCTAAACGCTCATCAGTGGCTAGCCATATGAAATTAATGGAAAGAATCCCAATTAATATTGCTATGCAACTAAAGAAGGGAATGTAAATTTATTCGTTTTATTTTTTTAATTTAAATAAATTAAATATATAATTATATAATAAGTATAACAAATATATAACTAAATTAAAAATGGATGATATTCTAACCTCAGCAACTCAAGCAAGAATTTTAACATATATACAAAATAACAAAAAACTTTTTATAGATTATATAAAATCAATCAATCATCTAGAAGAAACTAATAATATAAATGGTTTAAGAAGTTCGAAAAATATCAAAAATATAAAACAAGCAACATATGGCGTATTAAGTATTCCCAATGGAGAACGGGATTATAACTACGATTCCGAACATTAAAGAATGATGTGTTTTGAATATTATTTCAGATATATTACGGAAGAAGAAAGAATACAAATTTTAAATATACTTGTATTTGGTGAAAAAGACGTAGATGAAGAGACGGAAAAGACACTAGAAAGGGGCGGGGAAATAAATATTACACCTAATTAATGAAATATTGCACCCAATCAATTACAGAAACATTTTTGACTCAGAAGGAAAAACGATTTTTACATTTTTGGAAATTTTATTTTTCTGTTTTTAATATTTTTGGAATTTTGGAATTTTTGAAATTTTTGGAATTTTGGAATTTTGCAATTTTTGAAATTTTTGGAAAATTATTTTTTTTGGGAAATCGGGGAAATTATTTTTTAACCCATTTACAGAAATATTACGCCCCTCTCGCTATCGCTCGAGACTTGGCGGGCGGGAATCGTTCTGCATTAAGCGGGGAAACGTTTTTACGATTTTGAGGAATCTTTTTTTTTTAAGATGACAAAATCTTTGTTTTTATGCATATCACTCATTTAAACGAATATTTCACCCCTCTCGCTTACGCTCGAGACTTGGCGGGCGGGAATGTTTGTTTATGAAGTGGA